GGTCCGTATCATCTTGAGTAGTCGGGTTGTTGATGGTGAAGCACCATCCTTTGGACCGCGTAGGCTCGACATGACGTTGCATATTCCGAAATGGTGCTGGGGATAGAATTTCCCCCAGCACCCTAACCATTGTACCTTTTGGTAGTTTTGGTAGGATCAACCATTAACCATTTTAATGTTCCGTTATTACGATACATGATCCCATTTGTCAATATGGCACGTAGGTGGCAGTTGCGTAGATCTGTTCGGCGATCCATGAGTAATGCCCGTTCTTCCCGCAGAAGGGCCATTCGGACCAGAAATCGTGTACGTAACACTCGTAGACGTCGGACTCGTTACGGTCGTTACCGCTCCCCATTTGGTGCAAATGCTCAATATGCGAAACTTGTGTATCATACCTCGATTCAGCTGGATCCAGCTGCAGATTCGATGACGACATCAAACGTCTATCAATTTTCTGCAAACGGCTGTTATGACCCAGATATAACAAGTACCGGTCACCAACCCATGTTTTTTGACAACTATGCTGCACTGTTTAAACGTTACACTGTGCACAAGTCGTCTATTTCGGTTACGGTTGTTAACCATGCGGTTAATACGGCGACTTGGAACGGCACTAGTGTGACCACTACTCCTAATTATTCTTATCGTCTGTTCATTCTGAATGACGGCACGAATGGAGTAACAACTGAGTTCCCTGGTACTATGAGTATTGGTATTGAAGAAGGCAATTCGAATATGAAGTGGCGCTATGTTTCTCCTTCATTGAATGGTCGTTTACCGCGTTTGAAGAGTAAGCAAGTTCCTTATCGCTTTTTGGGTCTATCGAAAGGCGATGATACCCTCAGTGCCAACACCAACGCCAATCCTAATAATGCGTCGTACTATTATGTTGGTATCGCGTCGGCGGATGGTGTTACAAATCCTCCGGCCGTGTACTTGAGCGTCACGATCACTTACTATGTTAAATTCTTCGATCGTGAGATTATTCAAACACAAAACTAATAAAGTTTTCATTTTTGTTTTGATTAATGTTAAAAAGCCCCCGAGGAGAGCCAGGAAAGGCGCCGTCCGCCCGGATGGGCGGCAGAAGGCGGCCGTCTGGCTCCTCCGGATCCAAAACTACACTAATCCCATAGGTCATTGTAGATCTTAAACCGCTCCCCCGATGAGTTCGTCAATTCCCCAATTGAAATCGGGGAAGTAGACTTGCTTGAACCGTCTCTTGATAGGTCCACGGTCTTCTTCGCGCTCGAAGCATTGATCGATCGAGTAATTGCTCGTTACGATCAAGCGTAGCGGTCGAATTTTCTTCAATTGACCCCCCTTCACTTCCGCGTTGAAGGGATATCGGTCGGCCCATATCTTCAACCCACTGGCACTGACTTCGTTCTTGGGCGACCACTCTTCGATGACCACCGTTGGCTCGTCGGTGTAACCATCCCACCACTTGTTGAGCTGCTTCCCGTAGTGATCAGGGTAGAGCTCCCATACACGCTTTGACTTGCCCGTCCCCGTTGGCCCGTACCACCATTCATTCTCTAAGTCGGCCAGGATCGTCGCGGGACGGGCCTTGAGTGACTTTAGCTTGTCCAGGTATCTGAGGTATTCACCAGGGTACTCGTCCTTGATGCTCCCGAGGTCCCCGAGCTCGGCTCGATCGATGATGAATCTCCAGCGCTCCTTGTTGTCTCGCTTTGTAGTCGGCGGAGTTCCCCATTCATCGTAGTCGCCATCCTTCTTGCAGTAGTCTGCCGCTTGGTGTATGGAGCCCCTTTGTGGTTCCAGATGCGCCCTTGGGAGTAGGCGTTTGACGCGGTCGAACCGAGTTGCCGCGCCAAAGCGTACAAAGCCTTGGTAGTGAGGCGTGCCTTCACTCCCGACTTCTCTTCCGAATACTCCATACTCGCTTGAGAGGCGCAGCAAGCAGAGGTCCGTATCATCTTGAGTAGTCGGGTTGTTGATGGTGAAGCACCATCCTTTGGACCGCGTAGGCTCGACATGACGTTGCATATTCCGAAATGGTGCTGGGGATAGAATTTCCCCCAGCACCCTAACCATTGTACCTTTTG